TTTATGGCTCTGTAGGCTTGGAGTATGATGCTTCTGATGATAGTTTTGTACCGTATGCAGACCTAACTGAAGCAACAGTTATTCAGTGGGTTAAAGACAGCATGGGTGCTGATGAGGTTACAGCGATGGAAACCAGACTAACTGATGACATTGCTGCTCAACAAGCACCTGCACAAAAATCAGGAGTTCCTTGGTAATTTAACTTAACTAGAAAGGAAATGAAATGGCAGAGAAAAAAACACAGCCTATTATCATTGATGATGTTGAATATAACTTTGAAGATATGACTGACGAACAGAAGGTACTTGTAAACCATGTTGCAGATTTGGATAGAAAGGTAGCTTCAACTCAGTTTAATCTTGACCAGCTTAACGTAGGCAAACAAGCCTTTGTTAAATTGTTAAAGGAATCTCTACATAAAAAAGATGAATAATGGCTTTATATGTTGAATTAGATGCTACAGCTGTAAATGGCGAACAATACTGGTATGACCAATATACTGTAGGTGAGCCGCTAATAGCGGCAGTTAAATCAGAAGCTACGTCGGATGTAAAATCTGGATTAACTGGATTGCAAATATCATCTGCAGTTACTTCTGGATCTTCTACAACTTTTAGTGGATATGAAAGATTATTGCCGTTTACTGCTGGATTAATTGAGGCAAATTCAACATTAATTAATAATTCAAATTACACAAGTTCTTCTTCAATTGTTCAGTTTCCAGAATCTGAAACAGAATCTCATCCTAATGTATTATTAAATCCAAGAGGATCTTTGATAAATTCAAATTCAATTGTTTATGTCAGTGGAAGAAAAAAATGGGAAACTGAAGATGTTAACTCAGAAAGTTGGACAAAATTATCTATTAACACAGAGGACTGGACAAAGGTAAATTAAATGGCAGATACCACAACCACAACTTATGCTCTGGTAAAGCCAGAGATTGGCGCATCCGAGGATTCTTGGGGGACAAAAATAAACAATAACCTTGATGGCATTGATGACTTGCTTGACGGAACAACTGCCGTTACAGGAATTGATATTAATTCTGGCACGATTGATGGCACAACAATCGGAGCGACAACAGCGTCAACTGGAAATTTTAGTACGTTATCGCTGAATGGCACGGCGGTTACATCTACAGCCGCAGAATTAAATGCGCTTGACGGAATCACGTCAACAGTTGCAGAGCTTAATATTTTAGATGGCGTTACTGCTACGGCAGCTGAGATAAATTTACTTGACGGAGTTACCGCAACGACAGCCGAATTAAATTATGTTGACGGCGTAACTTCTGCGGTACAGACTCAACTAAATGCAAAACAGGCAACATTGGTAAATATATCTGATTCAACAAGTTCTAATGGATTTGGCACAAGAACTGTTAGCACAAGCGATCCAACAGGCGGATCAAATGGAGATATACACTACAAGGTTTCTAGTTAATGGCTCTTAAAGTAAAGCATAGCGGCGTTTGGAAAGACGTTCAGCAAGTTTTTATTAAAGACTCTGGATCTTGGAAAAACTGTTTAGATGTGCAGATTAATGATGGCGGCACATGGAAGTCGGCGCTATATGAGCCGGGATCGCAGGAATTTTCTAGCGCTGGAACTTTTTCATTTACTGTTCCAGCAGGAGTGTCCTCCATAACAACAATAGCTTCTGCTGGAGGAGGTAGCGGCGGAACAGGTTGGTGTTGTGATGGTTCATGCTCTGGCGGTGGAGGCGGAGGCGGTGGAGGCGGTTCGGCTGTGTCTGGATCACTAAGCGTTACTCCCGGTCAAGTTTTAAGTATTACCGTAGGGGCAGGTGGCGCAGCAAGAGGTGGCGCAAGTCAAACAGGAGCTACTGGATCTGCAACAGCTATTACAGGCACAGGAGTTAGCATTTCATTAAACGGAGGCGTTGGAGGTAAACCCGGAGCTAATAATACTGCTGGTGGTGCTGGTGGCGCTGGAGGTACTGCTGCATCGACAACTGGACTATCTAGTATAACTGGAGGATCTGGTGCAAATGGCGGTCAAGCTAATCCATCTGGAGGATGTGTTTCTGGTTTATCTGGATCATCAACTGTGTTTGCATCTGGTGGCGGCGGTGGTAGTACAGGGCCATTTTCTGGTGGCGGAGGCGGGGGTGGCGCTTCGTATGGCGCTGGCGGTAGAGGTCAAAACGGAAATAATAATTTTGGCGGTAGAACTAGTGGCGTTCGTGGAGGCGGCGGCGGCGGATCTGCTGATGAATCAACTAGCAGTTCTGCTGGCGGAACTGGATATGTGAGTTTTGTATGGTAAACACAACGCAAAAAGAAATAAACGATCGTTTGGAGCAAACTCCAGAAAATAGAAGATCTGATGAATTGACTGCTAAAGAACGAATTAATTTATGCAATTCATGTGAGCATAAAACATCAAAGCTTGGCTTTGATGCTTGCAACCAATGTGGATGTTTTATTTATTTAAAAGCACATATTAAATATTCCAGATGTCCAATAAATAAATGGGAAATTGAGGAATTATAAATGGCATTAATTCCATTAAAGCTACCGCCGGGCGTTTATAAGAACGGCACAGAGTTTGAGCAATCAAATAGATGGCGTGACGCAAGTTTAGTGCGTTGGTCTGAGGGCAGTATGCGACCGGTTGGCGGATGGACTGATTTTGTTACATCTGGCGTAGCCGCGCCGCCTCGAGGAATGCATGGTTGGCGAGATTTAGACGCTAATAACAATCTTGCGGCTGGAACGTATGAAAAACTGTACGCAATAAGCTCTGCTGGCACTGTTACTGATATTACACCAACTTCATTTACATTAGGCAGGCAAGATGCCCAACAAAACACAGGATATGGTGGCGGATTATACAACGTAGGATCGTATAGTACTCCTCGAGTGCCAAGTGCAAATTGGTTGCCAGCTACAACTTGGGCAATTGATAACTTTGGCGAGGATTTAGTTGCCTGTTCATCGACCGATGGAAAGCTACATTTATGGGACGTTGACGGAGGCGGTGTCGCCGCACCAATAACTAATGCGCCAATAGGTAATCAAAGTTTGATTGTTACCGAGGAAACTAATGCGCCAATAGGTAATCAAAGTTTGATTGTTACCGAGGAGCGGTTTCTGTTTGCTTTGGGCGCTGATAATAATCCTCGTAAGATACAATGGTGCGATAAAGAAAACTTAACGTCATGGACGCCAGCGGCAACAAATGAAGCTGGTGACATTGAGCTGCAATCATCTGGAACGATTCGATCTGCAATTAGAATTAGAGGCAGGACGTTAATTGTCACTGATGCTGACGCTCACTTAGCTACTTATCAAGGGCCTCCGTATGTATACGGATTTGAGCGCGTTGGCTCTGCCTGCGGTACTGATTCACCAAAGTCATTGGTTGCGGTAGATCAAGCCGCATTTTGGATGGGGCAAAAAGGATTCTTTTTCTTTGATGGATCAATTGACTGATTCACCAAAGTCATTGGTTGCGGTAGATCAAGCCGCATTTTGGATGGGGCAAAAAGGATTCTTTTTCTTTGATGGATCAATTGTAAAAGAGCTTAACTGCGAAGTTAGCGATCATATATTCCGAGATATAAACACAAACCAAATCAGTAAAGTATACGCCACGCATAACAGCCGCTTTTCAGAAATCTGGTGGTTCTATGCTAGTGAAGATTCTACAGAGAACAATCGTTATGTTTCATACGATTACAAAGACAATATATGGATGATTGGCGAGCTGTCTCGAACGGCTGCTATTGATACTGGCATTTTGCGTTATCCAATATGGTCTGGCCCAAATGGAGAATTGTATTTTCAGGAATATGGATTTAATCACGGCGGCGCGACGCAATTTGTTGAATCTGGCCCGATAAGCCTTGGTAATGGTGATAACATTATGCACGTTACTGATTTAATTCCAGATGAGTTAACTCAGGGCGACGTAAACGCCAAGTTTAAGACTAGGTTTTATCCTAACGGCGCAGAAAGCGAGTTTGGATCATTCACAATGGCTAATCCAACAAATGTTAGATTTAGTGGTAGACAGGTAAGAATGAGAGTTGAGACTACGGTCAATAATGATTGGCGAGTTGGCACGATGCGAATCGAGGCCAAGGCTGGAGGCAAGCGTTGAGTTCTACTCCTCCACCATTAGGCGGCAGCTGGCGAGAATGGGCAGAGCGCCTTAACAACTTTATTGATCGAACAAAGAATAAGCTAGACTTTAGGTTAACTGGCGATTCTGCGTCTGAAGATGGCATTATGCTTTGGGACGCATCAATATCAATACAGCGACAGCGATCACATGGGATACAACGGCGTATTCGCACAATACCTCGGTAGATGGCACTGACGCGAGCAAGATTGTATTTGATCGATCTGGCGTGTATCGATTAAATTTTAGTGCTGAAATTACTTCAAGTTCATCCAGTACGGTTACGTTCTATTTTTGGCCTCGAATTAACGGCGTTAATATAGCCAACTCAACGATGGTGACTACGCTGCACAACAATGGGCAAAAGAAAATAATAAGTAGATCTGGCGTTTTTGATGTTAATGCCAACGATTATTTGCAATCAATGTTTGCCGTAGATAGCACAAGTGGCTCTTTATCAACGACTGCGGCAACTGCATTTTGCCCAGCATCGCCATCTGTAACGCTATCTGTCGCGGAACTGTATGTGCCATGAAACAAAATCAAGCACAAAAAGGCATGGTTGATGAAATTATTCGCTGTCGAGAATATATTGAGAATGCCCTTGCTTATAGTGGGGATACTCACAATTTTGACGATGTCATGCTTGGTATTTTGCTTGGCAACTTTCAGTTTTGGCCTACGGATAACTCTTGCATGGTTACTGAAATAATAAATTATCCAAGAAAAAAAGTATTTCACGTTTTTTTGGCTGGTGGTAGTCTTAACGAAATTAAAGCATTCCACAAGCCAGCAACTGAGTGGGCTAAGGCTCAAGGATGCTCTGCAATGACATTGACAGGGCGTCCGGGATGGGAGAAAGCATTGGCAAGCGAAGGTTGGGAATATCAATTTACAACGCTTAAGAGGGAAATATAATGAGTGGTGGTGGCGGAAAAGGTGGCAAGCAAACAACAGAGGTACAAATTCCTCAGTATTTGCAGGATGCGTCAAGAAGAAATATTGCAAGGGCTGAACAGGTTCAAAGACTTGGATTTACGCCTTACACAGGGCCGCAAGTCGCGGCATTTAATCCAACGCAGTTAGCGGCAATGCAATCAAACATTGGCGCAGCGGAGGCTTTTGGGCTTATGCAGCCACATACTGTCACTGCGGCGCAAGGAATGCCAGCACCGCAAACATTTGCAGACGGATCGCAAGGATATTCATCAATGCCGCTGTACGATCAAGCGTTAGCAGA